GAAAGAGATACCACTGACCTTATCAAACTTGTTGTACAACCACTGTCCCACCTCCAGAAACTCCTCGTCACGGTAGTAGCAAGTCATGGACGGCTTGTGTTCACACCAGTAGTCCTGATATATCTCCCATAGCTCTAGCTGCTCCATAGCACCCATCTCTGAGGCTGTCACAGCGCCCTCAGGAGACGCGATAGGGAAAGAGAATACCCTAGTACTGGGTGACATGAGATCGTCCTCTACAGGCACTCCTGCGGCCTCTAGGACGCTGCAAAGTGGGTCACGAGCATCTGCGCGTACTCTGCGTATGTATTGTGCACTATAACGAGGATGGATACCACTAGCGCTATCGACCAACTGACTAACAGTACCGCTAGGCTTGACCGCAGTAATAGCGGTAGAAGCGTTGATTCCCAGCTTCTTAGCCCAGAGCTTGTTAGTGTCGATAGCTTCCTGACGCATCTCCGTAAGCCACTTCTTAAGTTTAGCATTGTCTCCTCTCCCAGACAGCAACGGGTGATCCATGATGCCTGTCAAGGATACGCCCAGCAGTGCCTCTTCTTCCGTGTTTACTCTCCAAATATTTCTGAGGTATCTAAAGTTTGTGAGGGTAGCCTGAAGAGTCCCAAGGATAGTCGCAACCCGAACTTTTCGTTTGAGACTTGCGAGTGTATCCTGTGGCCTAACAACAACCTCTGAAAGATTACAGAATTGGTAGGGTCTGAGGATGATTTCGCTACACGGATTAGTTCCGAAATCAAAGGTAGCATCTCTTCGTTCATTTCTTGCAGCTTGCTTTTGACTTGCGACTCTACTAAAGACACCTCGTTCGCCAGATCGTGATTCATATAGGCTACTCCACTCGTTGAGGAAGGCTTCAAAGTCTGGCTTCTCTGTGTAACACGCTGAGTTATTCGCCAGACCACGCTGGGGTTCTTCTACCCACCACTGTCCGTGTTTGCATCGTCGGAGTCTATCATCGGTGAGGTTACTGAGGCTGATGAGTGCTGATCGTCTGACTCCCCCAACGACAACGATTTGAGCAATCTTGCAGCAAAGATCGTGACATTCAATGGAGCTAAGTTTTCGTCCAGCAGCTTCCCGAAACAAGTCCACCGTGAATCTGAACAAGTCGATGAGAGGTTCAGGGCCACTTGCACGACCTCCGAAAGTTTTGAGCGGGGCACCCGCAGGTCGTACTCTGCTAACGTCCCATCTGGGAACCTGACCTGTGTACAACAGTGATACCAACTCCCTAAACGATTTCGCCCATCCGATCTTCGAATCTGCAACATTGATAACTGTATCTGTTTCATGGAACTCCTCCGCTACTTCTGGTAACTTTTGTATGTACTGACGCTCAACACTGAAGCCTACGCCTGTGCCGCACAGAAGGACGTACATGAGTTCGTCAAACGCCTTAGGGTGATCTATAGGCAAATAGCTACAGTTAAACCCTGCTACATTGTCACGCTCCAGCGCCTCACCAGCAGTCATCAGTGCCCTCATGCTGGGCATTACGTCCAGCTTGTGCACAGCATCGAATATCTCTGATACGTCAAAGTCGTTGAGGTGATCACGGTCAACCCAGAAGTTGATGTATCGGTTTACTGTCTCTTCCCAAGTCTCCCTACGCTTCTCCTCAGGCAAGTACCTAGCGTACCGTGACTTGTGTATGTACTGTTGGTATGCGTCCATCTATTCTGTTACTCCTAGTGTTTCATTAATGATTGCCTGTGCCGCTAACTGTAGGAGCATATACACTCCGTCAGGGTACTGCTCGTTGGACGCTACTTCAAACATCTCACCGTCCTCGTACATGACCACGACTACCTTTGGTTTCTTGCCCTCGTCCTCCTGTAGCGTAGCCTTTGCAGCAAACGCAGCCAGAAACTCAGCCGTGGTTATCTCCTTTTCTTCTGTCTTTGTTCCAAACTTGCCGTCAATTACTTTCATGTTTACCTCTCTTGTGGTACTCCTTGCACACTTGGTCAAAGGTTTCCCACATTGAATCAAACTTGATTTCGTACAGTTCCTTGATGGCAAAGTACTTGTTAATCATTGCGTCAGATGCTGTAGGGCTAATGTGGTCACTCCACTCTGCGGAGTCTAGGAAGTATCTAGTTACTAGGTCGATGTCCTTAGTGACGTTTGCGAAATCTAACATCTGCTGCTCTAGGTCAAAGATAGCGCTCACAAGGCTACCTCCTTGATGAGCCACTCTAGGTACACCTTGGCCTTCCTGAGATCCTCTATCCCGTTCTTGTACTCGTATCTCCAGAGGTACTTCAGGCAGTTACCCTTGAGGTATCCTTTGTACTCCTGTGGGTGCATGGACGCCTTAATAGCTTCGATGGCCTCTATTGCTCCCTTGTTGTAGTGGTCAGGCTGGGTCACAGGATTATGTTTGTCACTAGGGTGAAACAGTTTACCTGTAAAAGTCTTACTCTTGTTCACCTTGTCCCACTCCTGTGGCGGTACATCGTCTATGGATTTGTAGTCTGTCCACTCGTTCTCACCACTGCTCTTCATAGTACTCTTCCTCCTCTAGCTCTTCTTGAAACTCGTCTAACCTTTTCAGGAGCTTGTCTTCAAATCTGTCTAGTAATTCTTCAGAGGATATCTGCAGGGCTTCCAGAAGATCGTCAGGGTCGTACAACCGCAACAAACGATCCTTAATTTCTTCTAGTGTCAGAGACATAATCGACTAACTCCTTAAGTGTATCTATATTGTACCATAAAATATTGTGTTTGTCACACCACTCTGCCATAGTAAGTTTGGTACTTTTACTCACTTTCTGATTAGGCTTCATCAGGACAAATATGAGTTCGTACGTCCACGGTATTGACCTAGCGACCGCTCTATACTTCTGCGTGTCTCCTGCACGAAAGTATCCTTTGCACTCAATGAGGTACGTCCGTCCGTTTTTCTCGTACACGAAGTCTGGTGTGTACTTCCGTTCGATGATGTAGTCCACTTGGAACGGCTCGTAGCTAAAGCCAAATGGTTGTAACTGCGTTGCGACATCTCTCTCAAACTCCGACCTAAAGTTACCTAGTTTAGATTTCCGTGACCTTCGGCTCATTGACTACCTCTGTTAAATATCTTGGCCCACTTGAGTACAGGAACGTTCTTACTCCGGGCCAGCAGGTATGCTTGTAGGGACAGTAGGAACAACCGACGGCGAGCTTCATGTTTCCACTTTTGCCATCTGGTACTGCCTCGTGGCAATGCTCTGGTGCGTCTGGTTGCTCCACTAGCTTTTTTACGCGTTCAATGTGCTCCTCTATGTCGTAAGAAATCTTATCGTGAACGGGAGCCTGTGTGTCCTCAGAGTCGTACAAGAGGTACGTCAGGTGTCCGTTCTGTTTGTCCATAGCTAACCAACCAAACGATGTTTCACCTTCGGAATGTGCATATCCTTTAATCTGAGCAACGTATCCAAACGGATCATCATAAGCCAAACTTCCGTCCTTGAATTTCTTAAACCCAAAAGAGGACACGCTCTTAATATCAGTGACAACACCATCAATTTTGCAGTCCATAGACCCCGTAATACCCGCAACCTCACATTGTTTTTGTTCATCAGTCACCTCGTGTCCTGAGAGTCTAGTGAGAAACAACAGCATCTCTTCGATCAGATGCCCGTACATAAACTTGACGTAAGTGTTAGGAGTCATCTCCTCCTGTACGTCAGGGTTGTTCACTACGTTCCACAGGTAGCGATCGTCACGCCCGATGTTGGACATACGCAGCTTACGTCCGTCACGTTTCTCTGTGAACAGGTTAGTCATCAGACGCTTACAGTTTTCACCAAAGCGGTCTATCTCATCGTAGAGGTCAACACCGTCAGCAGGAGTTTTGTCAGAGACTACCTTGTAGATATCATCTACCAGTGAGTAAAGTTTGTTCATGCCATATCCTTGTGTTCTATCCAACGTAGTTTTCGTGTCTTAGGGTGAAAACCTAGGAACCTAACGTTATGTTCTTTCTGCTTAGGAGTTCTCCCACCAATAATGTGTCCGTTCTTGTGTCTTTTGTTCAGCGTTTTTACGTCTATTAAAACACACTCGCCATCTTTGTAAGCTATCATATCTATAAACCCTGTTGATCCGGGATTAAGGAACACCTCATAGCCGTTGTCCCATAGCCAAGTAACTGCGTAAAACTCTGCTACGTCTCCGATTCTACTTTTGTCTGTCGTATTCATCAGTGTGTCTCCGCCCACGTTGATCCAACTTTGTACTCTCCGTCGAGTGGGCATCTGAGTTGAAATGATAGACCAGCCGCCTTGATGCACTCAACTGCGAGCCAGCCGAACTTCTCTGCTTGTTCTGTAGCCACCTCCGATTGTATCTCGTCATGTACGTTCCCTATAAACTTGTAGTCTATCTTGTGTTGCGT